AACATAGACGTCATATCAGGAATTAGATTCAAAGAATAAGGAGCATTAGTAGCAGCGCCTTTCTTAGTATCGGCGTTGTAAGAGCTATTAGCGTCAGTAGCCCAGTTCCTCCACCAGTTATTAGCGCGACTAATACCACCATTAGATGTACCAGACGCTTGTGTGTCCGATGCATTTATAGCTACTACTGGCGCAACGATGTCGAACAAGCCATTGATTTGACGTTTGTTGTCTGCGCCATCAGCGCCACAACCTAGTAAGTCTTTCTCGATACCTTGAACAAGAGCATTCCTAGCTGCTTCAAGTCGGCGCTTGATATAACTCTTTATCATGTTAGGTCCTGTATTTACTTGGTCTTCTATAAGAGTCCTATTGATATCTACGAGGAACTGTCGCCAAGGTAGTACTGCCATTGTGTCGAGCTTAACCGGAGTCTGTGTCAGCACCGAACCTTTTTGGAAATACTGCATAGTTATGTCTTTATCGCCATAACCTATAGTATCTGTCCAGCCGAATTCGCCGCCTACTCTTGGTTTCATGCAACCTTTTTCTTTAAGTGCTAACGTAAACACAGTTGCATCGAGCACGTTGTCAACTACCTGATCTCTAATAGTATACCAGGTATTGACAAATTGATCGTTTATTTGTCTAGTGATTGAAGGTAATGTATGAGACATTATATTTTCCTTTTCTTTTTAATTATTCTTAATACTTATTTGACAATAGAGTCAAGAACAGCATCGAGCATATCTCTAAACCCTGTAACGCCGCTAGAGCTACTAGAGCTACCTTGGCGGCTAGCTGCCTGAGAAGGCAAGCTCAATCCTATATTAGGTCTTTCTGTTTCCATCGCGCTTTTAGGCGGGACTTTTCCTGGAGCTTTTGACTTCGCCAACAGATAAGCGTCTTCAAAATTCATATTAGGATACTGCTGAAGTATACCGCCGATAACATCTCTGTGATTGTCAAAATCTCCGTACTTACTACGAGCTTCATTCAATCCCATATTAGCTATCATCTTAGCTGTTATCTTTTCGATATCATTAAGTTTCTTTTGCGAAGGCTCTAGAGACTTAAAAATATTTTCAGTAACTGCGTCTTGCTGAGCTTTTAAGGCTTTGTCCATAGTATTACTGATAAGCGTTACAAGCTGTTTGTTAGTCAAATGCTCGTACTTATCAGAGTCATCTTGTGGCAAACCTTCTTCGAAACCTTTAGCGACGCTAAACTCTTCTTTAGGCGCCTCTTCTTTAGCAGCTTTGTTAGCTACTTCGGCCTCTAGTTTCGATAATTTCTGGTCTCTCGATGCGAGCTCTTGCAAAAGTCTCTGTGTTACATCGTTATAGTGCGTGCCTTGCGGCTCATTTGCTTGACCATCTTGTTCTTCTTTAGGCATGATTATGCTCCTTTGATTTTTCGTAATTTTCTATTATTAGTTGTTTGCGATACTCACGTATTCGCTGACGGTGTGCTTTAGAAATTGCTCTTAATATAAGATCTAGTTCTCTTTTAGTTACATGATCTCCAAGGAATTTTACTTTAACGCCTTCGGTTGTCATTGTAGCTGAAACAGACCTGTCTTGTATTACAGCTTTCTCTTCTGCAGGTTTTTTTACAAACCCTTGTTTTACTTCTGTCATAATAAAGCTCCTAGCTCTAAATTATTATCTCTTGCAAAATCTTTGAGTTCGCGCTTCGTAGAAAAGTGTTTGCCTTCTGCAGATACATTCTGTAAAAATATACCTTGAGAAGGAAAAACGTTTATACGAGCACTACAAGGAAACTCTCTTGTCATTTTAGTTCCGCAACTAGGACACAAGATAGTATCTTTGTCTACGCTATGTGTAAAATACTCATCTGAGAAAGAGCATTTTCTACACGTGTAATCATATAGAGGCATTCTGCACTCCTGTGTTTTGATTCTGCTGAACAGACGCACCTGGCTGCGTATTCATTTGAGACATATTAGCGCTTTTTGGAGCGAATATCTCAGCGAATGTAGCATCACCAGATGCATCTGTTACATACTGTTGTAATTTCTGTAAGTCTACTGATGGCATCATTGCAAATTGAGACATCAGCGACAACGCTTCTAGCTTACGCTCAGCCCTACTTATACTTCGTTTAGTACTTAATGTTATATCATATTGATAATCTCCTTTCAATTCGGCTCCAGTAGTATATATCCATTTATCGTCAACAGAGAATTCTCTTGGCGTATGCCAGTATTCAAATATTAACGAATTTACTTTTTGCATAGTAAGAAGATACAAATCACTTATCTCCATAAACTTTTTGCTACTTCTGCGCTCGGCACCTTGTTGTACTATTCGGCTCTCGCTAGCTGTTCTTCGACTAGATGCATCGAACTCTCCTAGTTGATTTCTAGAGAAACCTATAGATTCTCGAGCGTCACGACGTATATTCTCTAAAGCAGCTATACTGTCGTAAGGCGTGCTAGTAGGTATAGGTGCTATGATGTCTCTTATAGGAAAACTACTATCTACTTCAATAGCAGCACCGACATCTCCTGATAAAACTCTACTGAGTTCGTTCTCACTAAAAGCTCCTTTTCTATAAGCTAGCTTAAGCGTCCTCAAACGTCTTTGTTTTTCTTCTTGCATAGCTATATCAAAATTAGTAGCCTGTAGCTGAGATAGATAATAAGCAGGCGGCACAGACCAAAAAGACCTAGCAGATGTTACTAGAGACGCATCTACAAAAGGCATACCGCAAGCATGCTGAATAGCATCTGGGCCTCTTCTTAAGAACTTAGGATGGTCTCTGCATATAACGATTATCTCGTTAGAGTACCTATCTCGAATTTCCCAAAGCTCTACGAACTCTGCTTTGCCGGTAGTGCTCTGATAAGTATTAGAGCTTCTATGTTTTTGCTTACTAGTACCTGTGTGCATGTAACTTTCCATGTAAGTTTCCATAGATATACTAGGCTGTAGTCCTGCTTTGTTAGTGTATTTAGGATCTGCTTTAATATGATCTATATGCCTTACGACTCTGTGAGCTGCCCAAGGAGCATCTTCTAAGAACAAAGTACCCCAAGGAACTAAGAAGTCATGAGGGAATACAACCTTGACCCAAGGCATACCTGGCGTAGTACTAGGTGTTTCTATCCTACGGCCGTTTTTATCGAACTGCGTTAAAGACATACCCATAAGATCGTTGCCTTTGCCTATATCGTAATAAGGAGACCAGCTAAACTCGCTATCATAACCTATCTTAAGTATAACTTTACCGAATAGATAACCGTTCACAAGCCCTACATTAGTTTGCCTTTTAATGTCCATTTTACGCATAAGAAGATTATCTATAGTCTCTATTATAGGAGCTTTATCTACATACTTACTACGCTCAGGCTTGATTATTATCTCAGGGTCAGGTACTATAAGACTAGATATGAGACTATCACCCATAGAGTATATTAGATTAGAGCCAATAGCAGCATAACCGTCAGCGTCATTATTGAAAGCTTTCTCGATGTCGCTCCATTGATCTTCTTTAGCATAAGCTTTTCTATAATCTAGAGCTTGATCTATCTCTTCTATCCACTCTGATACTGTTTTATCTTTCATTGTTATCCTCTGGTTCAATTATTGAATACGTTAAGATGCAAAATGCACAACTTCCTTTCTCGGTAATTTACCTAGAGCGCGTTGTCTCATATTGCCTATGTCATAAGGAGCTTTCTTTGTCACATTACAGCGTCCTAAAAGCTCTTCTAATACACCAGATGCGTCATTATAAGCAGGCGTATTAACTCTTTGCTTCTCTTCTTCTCTTCTTAAACTAAGTGACTTAGACCAGAAATCTACGTGCATAGACAAAGCGTCTATGATATCGTCGTGCCCTAGAGACTTAGCAGGATTAAATGACATCAGCTGACGCTCTAAATCTTGATGATGCCTTTTCATAAATACATGACCTGCAGCAAACCAAGGTTGCAACGCTAGTATCCTAGCACTCTTAGATACTCTTGCGTTCTTAACCTCTTCTATATAGAACATATTATTATCGGCATACTGACGTTTACGTATCCAGTATATAAGTGTTTTCTGATAAGCTACACTCTCTACTCTTACTACAGAAGGCTTATAAGCATTTACGTGATTAAATAATAAGTCTATAACTTCTCCAGGGTCAGCTCTTACTTGATTATAATGCACTACGTACATTTTATTTTCAACTACATCAATAGCTGTAGTAAGTATAGCGTTATAATCACTATCTGTATTCTTACCTGTAGAGTCTGAAGGAGCAGGGTCTAGTGTAGTACAGTACATAAGACCAGGTTTGATAGTATCATAATACTGTATATAAGCTCTTTTGAATATTATGTTGTCACAGCTATCAGCTATATTAAGATAAAGCAAAGCAAACATAAAAGGCCCTAACGCTAGTTCTAATTCTGTAAGAACTTCGTCGCTAAACCTGTCCCATACAGCGACGCCTCCTTGCTCCTTAGTAGCCGCCACGCCTATTTTACCATGTACTTCTCTAGCAGATCTACTAAGGAGTTTGTAATTAGGAGAATTCTCTTGTATCCAGCCTATAAGATCTTCTTTAGCCCAACGAGTACCTACTATGATAATCTGAGATTTAGTAGGATGTACTAACAGCGGATGACACATCTTATGCCAGCCAATGGCTTTTTCTATCTCAGCTTGTGTAGGCTGTTGTATCTCACCTGTCATTTGGTCATAATCAGGAGCTACTGTATCGTCTTCTATTATTATATCATAGTGCCTTGACGTTGTTGCTGTACCTGTTCCTGCTGGTTCAAATGTACCCTCTGGGTCACTTAATGTCCTGTTTAATACAAGACATTCTGCTGACCACGGTCTGTCTCCTTTGTTAATCACTTCTGGATATAATAGTTGTAGCAAACCGTTTGTATCGAATATCTGTTTTATAGAACCTACCTTTTTCTTGGCGTTTGTCATAGAATTTTGTACTATGAGTATTCTGATATTTGGGTTTTTGCACGCTCTCCAGATGCTATACGCAATTGATGCTAAAGAAGACTTGAACCACGACCTAGGTAATACTACCATAAATCTCGTGGTACTTTCGTCCTCTAAAGCTTTGCATATAGGTAAATGAATATCTATATCAAGGTCTTTGAATCCTAAGATAGCGCGAGCGAAAAAGAATAAAGACTCGTCGGATTTTTGCCGCAACTGTTTGATAGTTACTTCTGATAGCACTTCACTCATTATATACTACGCCTCCTTCTAAACAGTCTACTAGCATAGCCGCGCATATTTGTATAAAACTCATTAAACTTCTTTAGTATAGGACTGTATTTGCCCATTCGCCAGTCTTCTATGAAGTCAAATCCCGTGAAGTTGCTACGCACTCGAAACTCGGCTGCGGAGAGGGTTGTGATGTCAAGTTCTCGCCAGTAGTCAGTGTTGGTTAATTGCTGTATTTCTCCTTCCGCTTGTAATTGTAATGCTGCGTAAGATTTACCGCTATCTGACACTTTAGCATCTTTTGCATAACCTCCTGATTTATTCTCATCAAACATCGGAAACGCAGTTAATTGATAGCAATTAAATGTTCTGTTATAACCAGTCGCTA